GGACGAGGCCGAGGAGCACATGGAGTTCAATGTGGTGGGGGCTTACGTGGGAGAGACGACGCCGGTGTTCCTGCACGACTGGCGGAAGCGGTAGGGCCGTTTCACCCCTCAACTGAAGCCACCACCCGGGGCATAACGTCAGTATCTTGTTATGCCCCGTAAAAAATTAACCCCCGAGGAAATCCGGGCCAAAGGCAAAGAGCTGCACGCGCAGATGGTCTACTATGCCGCGCACCCCAAGGAGCGCGAGAAGGCCGACCAGCTCTGGGCGAAGCGCCACAAGCAGCAGGTCGCCAAAGCCATGGCCAAACACCTCCCCGAGGCGACCGGCATCAGCGATAACGGCGAGTACGTGCACGTGGCCTTCACGCGCAACGACGGTGAGCGCGTGGTTGGAATCTACAAGCGTGTCGGCTGGGATTATCCGCCCGCTACTGAGTGGGACCAGTACTCTCGTCCGGCGAGACGCCGTGCTGCGCCAGATGCGGCACGAGAAAACCCCCGACCAGACCCGGAAGAAAAGCCCCGTTCTTAAGCCCCTTGCGCACACCGGCGAGGCCCTGCTGGTGCATGATCCCGAGCAGGTTCATCAGGTCCTGGCGTGGGGTCCACCCCTGCGTGCGGACTTTCTGGTTGTAGTAGGCGAGCGTCTTCCCGGCGGTGTCGCGCAGATCCTGGTCCATGGCGTTGCGCGCCTCGGGGGTCATTTTGCCGACGGCGCTCATCATCTTTTGGGTGACGGCTCCCTGGCCCTCGGGCTGCGCCCACTCGTCGGAGAAGTCGAGGTAGTCACCGGCGTTGTGGGCGTTCTCGTAGCTCTTGCCGCGCACCAGCTGCATCATGTCGTTCTTCATCTCGTCCGGCATGTCCAGGTTCTTGATATTCAGCACATGGAGCCTCGATCCGGCGTGGGCATAGGCGAAGTCGGGGTACTTCTGTTGCAGCGCCGCCATTTCCTCGGGCCGGATGGTCGGCTTGTTGGGCAGGCGGATCGAGATGTTCTTGCCGTCCGGGTGCGGAATCATGGCGGGGATTCCCGCGCCTTCCTGGGCGAGCATCACGGTCTGCGGGGCGATTGCGCCGCGCACGTTGGCCAGCGTGTCCGGCTCGATCCGGGGGCCTTTGCGGGGCCGCCACTCTAACGGCGCGTTGAAACCGAGCGAGCGCGCCGGGTTGGTCTCGGCGACTCCGCTCGCCGGGGTGTACGCGCCGATCCCGCCGGTCGAAGGCACGGTCTGGATGCCGCTCGCGGGGTTCGCCATGAACACGTTCTGGCCGCGCAGGTTTTCAAAGGGCGACATCGCTCCGCTCGCGTAGGCGGCCTTCGATCCATAGGGCAGGGCGGCGGTCTCGGGGAAATGGCGGGTGCCCGCGCCGGGCTGCGCTTCGATCTGGACGCTCGCGTTGGGAGTCATCTCCGGCTGAACGCCCTTCCGGGGCATGGCGAACCTCGTCGCTTGACTCACGTCGCCCCGGATGCGCGCGGTCTCTCCCAGGATGTTGGCCACGTGGCCGAACTGCTCCTGCTCGGCGGCGCTCATCGGGACGCTGGTCATCGGGAATTCAAACGCCTTCATGGCGTGCAGCTGCGGCCCGTAGCCGGACTCTTCGAGGATGCGCGCGTACTTGGGGTCCTTGAGGAGCGTGGAGAAGTCGGGAGCGCCCCGGATGATCTCCGGTGTGAGCATGTTCCGCTCGAGCACCTCGCGCGGATGGATGCCATGCTCCTTCGCCAGCTCATAGAGCTGCATGGCGGTGCTCCAGATCGTCTCCTGGCCCTGCGAGGGCAGCATCCCGGCCTTGAGCGCCGCGTCCCGCAGGCGGGCCGAGGCCGCGCCGTACTGGGCCGTCATGCCGGGGTTGCCTGCGGCCACGTTCGCGCCCTGGCCGCCGAAGGCGTCCTGCGCCAGCCCGTAGGCGTTGGCCATCCAGGCGTCGTTGGTCACGCGGAACACGTCGTCGCGCAGGTTGTGATAGAACGAGTCCACTTTGGGGCCACTGAGCGTGACCTTCATCGGGTCCTCGGCGCTCAACGCGCTGACGCTGTTATTCACCCAGGCGTCGAGCGCGCTCTTCTCGGTGCCGCCCTGGACGCTCGCTCCCATGATGCGCTTGATGTCACCAGCACCAGTGGGCCGCCCCTCGGCGATCCAGTTCTTCCAGGTGTTGAGCGCGTTCTGCAGGTTCGACTCCACGCTGGTCTGCGGGCTCATGGCGGCGAGTAGCTGCGCAAATCGCGGCGCGTCCTCGCCGAACACGTCCATTAGGGCCTGCGACGATCCGCGATACCAGCCGAGCTTGCTGACGCCCATCTTGGCGGTGGCGGCGAGCTTGGCGGAGTCGGGAATGACGCGGAGCATGCGCGACACCGATTCAACCTGTTGCGGCGAAGAGATCACCTTGCGCGCTTCGAGCGGCATCATCAGGTCACCGACCTCGTGCAGCTCGGGCGAGGATTGCCGCGCCTGGGCGAACTTGTCCTGCTCCTCGGGCGTCAGTTCCTGGTTGCGCAGGTCGGTGATCCAGTTCTTCACCAGCTTGGCTCTCGACGCGGCGGCTTCGCCCACCGTGTATAGACCGCCGCCCAGCTGTGCGCCGGTCGAGACCGCCATATCGCGGATCGTGCCGGGATCGAACATCTGGCCCATGGGGGCGCGTGCGCCGCTGTACATGCCGCTGGCCTGCAGGCGGGCGTTCGCGGCCTCGCCAGCGGCCTGGAGTTCCGCCTTGCTGGGCAGCATGCTGGCGGCGTCCTTGACGATCTGCGGCCCGTATTCGCCGATGACGCTCGGGACGTTGTGCATCAGCCCGGTCATGGCGGCGCTGGTTAAGCCGCTGGCGACGGCTTGCCCGGGGGTGTCGGCCTTCAGGGCATCGGCGGCAAACGCGCCGAGGACGGGGTCGCCCGCCGCCGCAACCGTGCCAAGGCCATAGCGGGCCACATCGGGAAGCGCACGCCCGGCGAACTGCATAGCGTGCTGGAAGTCTCCCGTGCGGCTCGCAATCTGGTTCGGATCGGGGCCGACTTCCTGGTTGACTCCCTGGGAGAGCGTCTTGCCGCTCGCCAGCCTGCCGCCGTAGAGATCCTCGGCTGGCTTGTAGATCATATTGGCCAGATCGCCGGTGCCCGCCTGGAAGCCCAGCTGGAGATCCAAATTGGGGTTGAAGCTGGTGTCCGGCTTGACCGGCGCGGGCTTGGGTGGTTGCACCGGCGCTGGGGGCTGCCACGTCTTCGCGGCCTGCGGGCTGATCGTGAGCGGTACGTCGGGGTTCCAGTCGCTTGCGGCGTTGGGGTTGACGTGCAGGCTCGCGAGTGTCCGGCGGCGCAGCCCCTGGGTGAAGGGGTCGTCGGGAAACACGCTACACTCCCTCGGGCGGCAGCGGTGGCGCTTCGTCGGGCGCGGGAGCCGTCTCCGGCCCTTCGCTCGGCAGGTTGCGCAGGACGGAATCGATGGAGGCCTGATCGGCGTTGCGGTTGTGCTTCTCGCGCTGGACGCGCAGGTCCATGATGTGCCGCAGGGTCTCGGCGTGCTCGCTTGCGTGGTGGCGGTGACTGTCGGAGATCTCGCTCTCCTGGTGGCGCTGGGTTTCGGCCTGGACCTTCATCGCGGTCTGCCGCTCCTGGCTCTCGATTTTCGCGGCCTCGAGCTGCCCCTTCTGGGTGACGGCCTGCTGCTCGATCTGGAGCTTCGTCGTGTCGGTCTGGTGTTTCGACTGCTGCGCCTGCTGTTTCAGTTGCAGCTCGGCCTTCTGCTGCTCGAGGATCGGGTCCTGCTGTTGCTGTTGTTGCTGTTGTTGCTGATCCTCGGCCTGATTCTGCTGGAGCAGCTTCTGGCTCGCTTCCTGCACGAGGCCCGACAGTTCGTTCTCCGCATCCGCCGGTAAGCGCGCGCCGAGCGGCGGCAGCTGGGTGCCTAGCTTCTGCTGGATCTGGTTGCGGTACTCGTAGGCCATGTGCTCGTTGAGGTGCGCCCACATCGCCTGCGTGATCGACGGCCCGAGCGGGTTCTGGCCGAGCGCGGATTTGGTCGAAGGGTCGTTGAGGAAATTCTGGTGCACCTGAATGTGCGCCATGTGGTTCTGCCATTCGAATGCCTTGACCGGCTTCGAAGTGACCAGCGCCATGTTCTCCGCGACCGGGTCCATCGGCTCGGCGGAGGTCTTGTCGGGAACGATCTGCGAGCTGTTGTCGATGCCGAGCACTTCGAGCATACTTCTGTGCAAGAGCGGCAGGTCGTACAGCTGCGGCGCTTGACTCGACAACTGGATCGCGGCCTGATATTCCATGACGCGCTGCGCCATGGTGCTCGAGGCCGGGTCGCTCACCGGCGTGACGGTGATCAGCTCGTTGTAGTCGGCCTGCTTGATGTCGCGCGGCATGCCGCCCGCCGGGTCGTAGGAGTAGTCGGGCGAGGTGTGGTCCCTGATGATCTCGGCGACCAGCGCCAGCTCTCTGGCGAGTGCGATATGCATGCGGCTCTGCACCGCCGTGATCACCTCGGTGGCCCTTTCGATGAGCGCCAGGATCGTCCCGACCGGCGCGTTCTGCGCGCTCGTCGTGATATCCAGCTCGGCGATGCTCGCGAAGCTCTTGCCCTCTTCGACCAGCATCTGCAGGAGCTGGAAGAGCACCGCGCTCGGTTCCTTGTAGGGCAGGAAGGCAATCGAGTCGAGGATCTTGCCTGCGGGTACATCCACGTCGCGAAACTCGCCGGGCTGGATCGGGTCGTTGTCTCCCTTGATGCGCAGCGAGCGCGCTTTGAGGCCGCCCGGCAGGTTGGAGAGCGTGCCCGCGTCCACCAGCTGGCGCAGGATGCTGGTCGAGGAATGGCCGATGCCGCCGATCAAGTGGATCAAGCCTAAGCCATACGAACCTTTCCAAGGAACATACCTGTAATGCACCCACGAGAGCACTTTGGCGAAGTCCTCGTCGCCCTCGCGCCAGTTGCGGTAGATCGACAGGATCGTGTCCGAGCCCTCGTCGATGGTGATGACGTAGGGCTTGCTACTTCCGTCGATGGCGAGGTTGGTGGTGCATTCCCAGAGTTCCAGCAGCTCGTTGCGCGTGTAGCTCGGGCTCATGCCGCTCAACCGCTGGACCTTCTCTTCGATGCGGTTGTCGGTGGTGCCGGTGGCGTTGCGGTACAGGGGCACGTCGCGATAGAAGCCGATCTTTTGCAACTCGACGATATCCCCGAACGCTTTTTTCATGACGTGCGTGTAGCGCGGGCACGTCTCGAGATTG